AGAAGGAGAGTGGACGACATCCCAATCAAATTTTTATCGCTTAGGGGTACGACATTGAGGGTGCGACAAGTTCAAAATAATTATGATATAATAAATTTATGTAAAAGGTATCAATATGAGTAACGAAAAAGAAATTAGAGAATTAGTTAGACAATATTTATTTGATACTTATGCAGATGCGAAAATACGTGATGAATTTTCTGGTAACACAAATGTTAGAAATGATTTATTTGCAGTTAATAAAGAAGATATTGTTTCAGTTGAAATAAAATCAGATAAAGATTCTTTTATTAGATTAGATAAACAATTAACTGGTTATTTAACTTTTAGTAATATCGTTTATCTTGCTATTGATAAAAAGCATTACAAAAAATATATTCAGAAGTTTTCAGAAAAAGTATATTTTGAAAAAGTTGGATTATTTATTTTTGATGATGGCAAGATTGAACTTAAAAGAAAAGCTTTAGATTTTGGAATACCAAACTTATATAATATTTTAATGTCAAGACAATTAACTTACTTTTTTAATTGGTTCAAAGGTAAGTCTAAAATTAAAAAAGATTACAGAACTTCATACTACTTAATAAACAAACTTTTTTCTAAAGATGAAATTTATAATATAAGTAAACAAATTTTTATGAATAATAATAGAGGATATGAATGTTATTTTGAAAAAGATTTAATTATTGATTTAGATAAAAAGCAAAAGATATTTACAGATTTTACAAATGATAAAGTTTTACAAAAAAAAGTTTATTGGGGCGAATTGTAATAATGTCAGATTACATAACAGCAAAAGAAGCAGCCCTTATTCTTGAAGTAACAAATGTAAGATCAATACAAAGATACAGAGAAAAATATAATATCACAACAAAAGATGCAGGTGCTGGAAAACCAAAACTTTATTTAAAAGCAGACATTGAACGATGCAAAAAAGAAAAAGCAAAAAACGATAAACACACTCCAAAAAAAGTTAAAGAAAAATCACTTGAAATTACAGAGAAAAAAAAAGAAGTCATTGAAGAACGTATAAAAAAAAACGAAGAAACAAAAACTGAAACTAAACATGATTTACAACAAGAACAATTTAGCCCACTAAATGATTTAGGTCAAACAGAATTTTTAAGAGTTGAAAAACTATTAATAAAAAATGGAACACTTCATGATGTTGATACAAGTCTTGTTTTAGCTTATGCATTATCGTATCAAAATTATATAGAATCAATATATCAAAGCAACAGGAACGATAATACAACAACAGATGATTTCGGCAATTTAAAAGTACACCCATATTTTACAATTGCAGATAAATGTTTAACTCAAATGACAAAATTATCTAATATGTTGGGGATAAGCACCAAAGCAAGAATTGGACTCGAAATAAAAAAAGAAAAAACTGGATCCATGAGTGATATTTTAAACAGAAGAAAAAAATAAATGTCAAAAAGAATATTTAACCAACCTGATTATTACTGGAAGATTGCAGATGAATATATTGCAGAACAACAGGAAAATTTAAAAGGTACTCAATATTATTTAGATGTAGAACTTGCAAACCTATGTATTGAATTTGCATCTGTATTAAAACATACTGCAGGTGAATTTGCAGGTGTTAATTTTCAGTTCAGTTATTGGCAAATAAAAGCAATAGTTGATATATTTACAACTAAATACAAAAAAGGAGAATTTAAAGATTTAAGAAGATATCAAAGAGTTCTTTTTTTTATGGCAAAGAAAAACGGTAAGAGCGAATTTGGTGGAGTGCTTCATGCTATTATGTTTTTTTTAGATGATGATAAGGCAAAAGAGCAATACTCAATAGCAACAGAAGCAGAACAAGCAAAAATTATTCACAAAGTATTTTTAACCATGATTAAACAAGAACCAGAACTTTTGGAAATGGTTAAGAGTACAATTAAGCCACCAAGAATATCAAAACAAGAAGGACCATTTGAGGATGAATTTCAAAGTTTAACAAGTTCTGCAGATACAAAAGATGGATTAAGACCTTCATTTTTAACAGTAGATGAAGGACACGCACATAAAACAAAAGACCTTTATCAAATTATGTCAGATGGTTTAGCAGGAAGGCAACAACCTTTAGAAATTCATTTATCAACTGCAGGATATAATTTAGAAGGTTTCTTTTATCGTGATATCTATTTATATGCAAAAAAAGTTTTAAAAGGAATAATAAAAGACGATACATTTTATCCAGTTTTATTTGAACCAGATGAAGAAGATATTGAAAATGATGATTGGGAAAATCCAGAAGTATGGAAAAAGGCAAATCCAAATTTAGGAAATTCGCCAACATGGTCATACATGAAAGGGAAAGTTGCACAGGCAAAAGAAAGTGAAGAATCATTAATAGCATTTAAAACTAAGCATTTAAATTGGTGGTGTGATAAAGCAGAAACATGGATCAAGGCAGATGTGTGGAAAAATGATGAAGGTTTTAATATTGAAGATTTTAAAGGATGCAAAGCTTATTATGGATTGGACCTATCAAGCACAACAGACATTACAAATCTAACATTAATATTTGAAAAGAATGGAGACATATATGTATTTCAAAAATATTATATTCCAAAAGATAATATTAAACAAAGAGCAAAAACAGATAGAGTTCCATATTTACAATGGGTAGCAGATGGATTTATTACACCAACAGAAGGAAATGTTGTTGATTTTGAATACATAGAGAGGGATATAATAGAACTAAATGAAGATTATCCATGTGATTATTTGGGATACGATAGATGGAATGCTAATTATCTAATAACAAGATTAGAAAAATTAGCATTTAATACAGTTCCAATTGGTCAAGGTTTCCAAACATTAAGCCCAGCATCTAAAGAATTAGAAGTAAAAGCAATACAAAAAAAGATTATACATAATAATAACCCTGTTTTAAATTGGTGTATTTCAAATGTCGTATTAGAAAAAGATGCTGCAGACAACATCAAGCCTTCAAAGAAAAAATCAATTGAAAAAATTGATGGTGTTGCAGGTTTAATTAACTGTATGGCTCTATACATTCTAAACAAAGAAGAAGAAAGCACAGAATCACATTATGAAGAGAATGGATTAATGGATTTATAAAAAACAAACAAATTTAAAAATTTTATGATATAATACCAACATGGAAGATTTAAAACTTATATCTATAATTCATTTGTTATTCACAATATGCACACTTCAAATTGCTTTTGGAGTTAATTATATACAAGATTTTGGGTTAATATCATTTGGTATTGCTCTAATAATACCATGTGCTACATCACTTATTATGTTTTTTAACGAATTTTTAAAGGTAAAAAATGTCAATCCTCAATAAATTAAAAGATAAAAATGAAAAAAGAGGAATTTCAATTAGTGATCCAAATGTAGGTGCAAGTATCTTTGGAATATCTTCAACTGGTACAACAGTAAACGCACAGACTGCGATGATGCACACAACAGTTTACGCATGTGTTAATGTAAAAGCACAGGGATTGTCAAGCGTTCCATTTACTTTATATGAAGAAACTGCAAATGGTAGAGAAAAAGCAAAAAAACACCCATTATTTAATATTTTAGGTAAACAAGTTAATCCATTAATGACTTCTGTAACATGGCGAAAAATGATAACACAAGATATTGAACTTCGTGGAACACATTTTAGCCAAATTGTACGTGATAGAGGCGGAAGAATTGTCGCATTATATCCACTATGTTATGACAATATGGACGTTTCTTTAACCGTTAATGAACAAAATATACCAACATTACAATATATGTACACTCAAACAGAGGGTGGACAAAAAACATTTAGACAAGACCAGATTTTAAGAATTATTGGATTGCCTTCTTCTAATGGAATTTTAGGAGTTACACCAATAGGACAAAATGCAAGTTCAATTGGACTTGGAATGTCTGCAGAAGAATTTGGAAATAAATTTTATACTCATGGTGCAAATGGTAGTGGAATATTATCAACAGAGCAAACATTTAAAACACCAGAAGCACAAGAGAGATTAGCAAAACAATTTGGTGATAAATATACAGGAATGGATAATAGCAAAAAACCAATAGTACTTGAAAACGGTATGAAGTGGCAACCTATTACAATTTCTAATAATGATTCACAATTTTTAGAAACAAGACAGTATCAAAAAAGCGATATAGCAAGTATTTTTAGAGTTTCGCCACATTTAATTAATGATTTAACCAATGCAACCTTTTCAAATATTACTGAATTATCAATTGAACACGTAAAATATTGTTTAATGCCAGTTGGAATTGAAATTGAATCTGCTGTTTATTATCAATTATTAACACCAAAAGAACAAGAATCAATGTTTGTTGAGTTTAATTTTAATGGTTTAATGAGAGGTGATTTTAAAACTCGTACAGATGCATACAAAAATGCAATTAATGGTGGATGGATGAAGCCAAACGAAGCCAGAAGATTGGAAAATATGGATACTGATGATGAAGTGGGTAATAAATTGTTAATTCAAAATTCATACGCTTCATTGAAAGAAGTAGAAAATAAAAGTTTAGATACAAATACACCAGATGAAGGGGATAATAATGCCACCGAAGATTAATAGAGAAAATTTACAAAATGTCCTTAGAGATAAAGGAACAATTCACAATAGAGCAACAGTAGATAAAGAATCTGCAATTGATGTTGATAATAGAAAAATATCTTTTATTGCTGTATCAGATGATAACGGTGGATTAAGATATGATTGGTGGAATGATGAAATTTTTGAAGAAAGATTAGAGCCAAAAGGGGCAACTTTTGATGGATTAAACACATTCTTTAAAGACCATAAAATGAGTGTTGATACTGCAATTGGTAGAGTTGAAAACACAAGACTTGATAAAGGTCAAATTAAAACAGATGTTGTATTTGGTACTGATGATGATTCAGAGAGAATTTTTAATAAATTTAGAGAAGGAATTTTAACAGATGTTTCAATTGGATATTCTATTAACGAAGTTATTACGACAGAGAGAGAAAATGAACCAACAGAAGTACTCGTAACAAAATTTAATATACATGAACTATCTGCAGTTTGGAAAGGATTTGATTCCAATGCAAAAGTAGGTAGAGAATATGAAAAAATCATTGAAAAGGAGGAGACTCCGAATGAAAAAGATTTAGAATTACAAAAACAACGGTTAAGAAGATTAGATTTAGCACAAAAATAAAAAAATAAAAAAGAGGTAAACCTTATGAATGAAAAATTAAAAAGATTAAAAGAATTACAGAACTCATTATTAGCACAAATGAGAACATTGGCAGATAAGGATTCATTATCTAAAGAAGAAAATGAAACTTATGAAAGATTTGAACAAGAACTTGCACAAGCACAAAAAGATGAAAAAAGAGAACTTGATCTTTATAATCTTGAAGAAGCACAAAGAGAAGTTATTGATGCACCAGTAGTTGATGTTGCAGCAGCAGATACAAGAGAAGGCGATAAGAAGATTGAGGCTAAAAAAAGATATATGGGTGCTTTTGAAACTCTTTTAAGAACTCCTTTAATGAATCTTGATGCAGAAACAAGAGCAGTATTAAATACTGGAACAGGTTCAGAAGGTGGATTTTTAGTACCAGAAGAATATGAAACTACAGTAATTAACAAGTTGTTAGAAAGAAATGTAATGAGACAGTTGTCAACAGTAACTAGAACTGCCTCAACTACAAATATTCCACTTGGCGATGGCAGACCAACATTCGCAATTATTGCAGAAAATGGTGCATATGGTACAACAGATGCTTCATTTGCACAAAAACAGTTAGGTGCTTATAAATTAGGTGGTATTATTCAATCTTCTGATGAATTACTTCAAGATGCTTTTATTGATTTACAATCATACTTAACAAATTTAATTGTTGAAGGTATTGCAGATCAAGAAGAAACTTTCTTTACAACTGGAACTGGTTCAGGACAACCAACTGGAATTTTAACAGGTGGAACACTTGGAAAAACAACAGCAGCAATTGCAGCGGTAACATTAGATGAAGTTTTAGATTTAATCTACTCATTAAAGGCAGTTTATAGAGATATGGGTGCTGTTTTAATTATGAATTCTAGCACAGAATTAGCAATTAGAAAGTTAAAAGATGGTGACGGTCAATATTTGTGGCAACCATCACTTCAAGCAGGAACACCAAACACATTTGCAGGTTTTCCAATTGCAATTAATGAAAAAATGCCTTCACTTGGTACTGGTAATAAGTTCATGGCATTTGGTGACTTCTCTTACTTTAGAATTGGAGATAGAGGAAACATGGAAATTAAAAGACTTGATGAACTTTATGCAGCTAATGGTCAAGTTGGTTGGAGAACATCAAAAAGATTTGATTCACTTGTAACCT